CACTTGGATCATCCTGAAGATTTAATCTTTTTGCGTGGGGTAGGTGGTGCTAATCAAGCGGTGCAAGCAATGGCTGATACTGTATCTAATCCGGATAAAGTTACAATCAAATGGGACGGCTATCCTGCATTGATATTTGGTCGTAATAGCAATGGTAAGTTCACTATATTAGATAAACATATGTTCAATAAGAAAGATGGTAGTGGCCGTCAAGTATTCAGCCCAGAACAGTTTGCTCAATATGACCAAGCACGTGGTGTAAATCGTTCAGACTTACATCAATTGATTGCACAAATATGGCCTGGACTAGAAAAGTCTGATAGAAGTAAGGGTTATTATTGGGGTGATTTATTATTCAGTAAACCATTGGTAGAAAAGAACGGGCTGTACACATTCAAAGCAAACCCTAATGGCATTACATATACAGTAGATGCAAATAGTGAATTAGGAAAGTTCTTTGATGGGAAAAACTCAGGTATAGTAGTACATCAATATATTGCACCCGATGCATTAACAACAGACCAAGCAACTCCATTAGATGGTACTATTGGTAAATTGAAAAACAATAGTGATGTTGCTATATTGCCAGCCAAGATGCCTATCACACCTAACTTGAAGTTGAATTCAGCATTATTTAAAAAAGCACAAGCAACTATTGCAAAGTACGGACAAGCAGTAGAGCAGTTAATGACTACCGCACCTCAGGCTAGAAATACATTCAATCAATTATTCACTACATATATTAATAAGCGTATTGTAGCAGGGGACTTGAATGAGTTGTTAAATGGCTTCATGGAATATGTTCAGTCAAGACCAATGACTGATAAAATGCGTGAGAAAATAAGTCAACATTTAGAAGCTAACAAAGCTGGACTAGTTGGTGCATTTAGCATATGGGTTGCTATCTATAATCTAAAAATGAATATCGTAGACCAGCTTAATAAAGCCGCAAAAACTGCCCCTGTCAAGGGCTATTTAGATGATGGAACACAAACTCAAGAGGGTTTTGTAAGTCACGGTCTTAAATTTGTTGATAGAATGGGCTTTAGTCGCCAGAATCTTGCTGGAAGATAAGCCCAAAACCGACTTTTTTTATTACCAGGCATAAATAAGTGTATGAATCTATACGATTCAAAACTTTTAAAGGAATTTCATTATGGCAGGTTTTACAAGAACACACGGCGATGCACAACCAGTATTCGCAATTGACGTACAAAATGGTCCAGTAGCTCCAGACACGGCAGCTAACGGCACGACTACTAATTTATATGGTCCAGCACTAGACTTCTTCGGTTTTGACTTAGGCGCCGCTCCTACAGCACAATTAGGTGTTGACGAAGCAATTGCACAAGTTATGGTTTCAATCGAACAATTAGCTACAGTTGCAATCTATGCAGTTCAAGCTACAGCAAACACAACAAACATGTCTGTTGCTGTTTATCCAGTTGGCGCATACACAGCGGCTGCACTACAAACACAAGTTCGTGCTTTAGGTACAGTTAATGGTTATGACCTAAGTGGTGCTGTTGTAACTAACGTTGGTTTCCGTCTAGCTTCTACAGCTACAGGCGCAAGCTAATCAGAAGTTTAACTTCAAAGAAATCCGAGATTTATTCTCGGATTTTTTTTGCCTCTAAATACAAGTATGAGTTTTAAAGTAAGTTGCTACACATTATTTGACATTACCCAAACGGGGACAGTCAACAGAAACAGGCCCAACACTGATGAGGATGTTGACGTTTGGCTGTACAAGCGTAATACACAATGTAATTTCGATACAGTATTACAAGCGATATCATTACGTTCACAGCCTGAAATATCAAACAATCCTAAAGAAATTAAAATTAGATTTGACGAGTTTGAAAACTTTGGATTTTTGTTTGAACAACAAGATGATGAAGAATACAATTGTTGGACATTTGATTATGAGATACAACATCCTAGTGTATTTAATGATGGTATAACTGAATTAGGTTCTCTCTATTCAGATTGTCATAATGTTCCTATGATTAAAACAGCTACAGCATGGGATAAATTACCCGATTTTTTAGACACATCCGATGAATTAAAAAATATATAATTTAAGGTGACAAATAATGATGAAAGTTGATATTTCTAAAATTGAAAAAAAGTTAGATAAAATGATATCTACTAACGAATTCAGTAAATTACAAGATGTGGTAATCTTTCAAAATTCTGATGGATCTTATCAATTATTTAATAAGTATCATATTCGTAAAAATAGTGATAATGATATTATTGTATCATTAAATAACGGAGATGATATCAATTCTTTCTTTAGTTTAAAAAATGCAGTATGTTGGTGTGTATTTGATAAATTAGGAAAATATGTACTAGCAAATAGAATCATTGATTTGGACATGCATTTAAGTAGTATAGAAGTACATATTTCCATACATTCAAAGATGTTTAAAAAAGCCAAAAAAACAGAAGATAAATTAATATATTTGGCTAAACTGAATGAAGATAAGCATCAAAAGAGATCCATGAGTGACGAATTATCCAATTATATACGCAATTCTTATACTTGGCAACAACAAAGATTTGGATTAAAATCCGAACATTAAATGAAAAAAGATAAATACTTTATATTAGTCTTGGAATACAACTATGAAATTAACTGATTTTGAAAAAAACCCAATAGAGAACGCAACTAGAGCGTTAAAAGAGCATTATAACGTTCCGTTTAATGTTCGTAAAATGTCTTATGCACAAGCAAGAGATATGCTTAACAAAGTTCGCGGTCTGATGAGCGAGACAAAGAAATCTAACGATTTCTATGAAAGCCAACAGAATTCTTCATATCTAAAACTTGTGTTTATGGAGCAAGCATTGAGTAAGCATTTTGCTGAAATCAGCTTACGTAAACCACGTATTGTTGTAGAGAATGAAGAAGTTGAAAAGTCACAAGTAGTTTTGGCTGCACAAGACTTAGTAGACCAAGTTCAGAAAATGGTTGAAGAAGTTTCTGATATGCTAGTAAAAGAATTACCAGCATTGACAGATTCAGTTCAATCTGAGATTGGTGTTAACGAAAGTGAAACATTCAATCAACAAGTTTCTGAAGCATTAACTTCATTACAAGCCGCATTGACAACAAGTCAAGCAACATTAAAAACAGCGTTGAATGGTATTACTGGTCAAGGTGGTGCTGAAGCCTTTGATGCAGGTGGCGCACCTCCTGCACCCGGTGGCGAGATGAATACTGACGTTGGCATGGAAGAACCACTTCCCGGTGGTGGTGAAGAAGAAATGAATGTTGACCTTGAAACTCCAGAAGAAGAACCTCTAGGCGGTGCAGGTCGTCCTAAGAGATAATCATGCGATTATATGAATTTGAAGGTAGTCCTCTATTAGTTAGACTAGTTGCAAGCACTAGTCAACTAAAGAGTGAGATTGACTCCGGCAAAACGCATAGTGATTGGACAGTTCCTGAATTGTTGCAATATTATAGAGACAATGATATAGTTATTGACAAATCTGATTTGTATGATATGATTAAGAAAGCTCCTCTAAATAAGAGCATATCAAATATTCAAGGTGATGATGTTATTTTCAAAGGTAGTGAACCTGCTCCAGAAGCACAGCCTGACGAAAATCAGAAAATCGTAGCACAAATGGCACAAAACGCAATGCCTCCAGCGCAATGATAAGCATAACTGACCAAGCTTCAAACAAAATACAACATACAATACAAAAACGAGGTAAAGGCCTTGGCATTCGTATAGGTGTAAAAACTACAGGATGTTCAGGTCTTGCTTATGTACTTGAATATGTTGATAACCCACTAGAACATGATATTAAAGTAGACTGCAATGGTTGTGCTTTATATGTTGACCCAAAGAGTAGCACATACGTTCAAGGTATGACTATTGACTATGTACGTAACGGGTTAAACGAAGGGTTTGAATTTAAGAATCCAAATGAACGTGATAGATGCGGTTGCGGAGAAAGTTTCCGAATATAGTTGACAGTTGTACTATAATCAACTATAATTGACTATAATGTACATTCCAAACAAATATAACTATGTCCCAATGAGCCGTGTTGAGGTAGACGGCAAACGCAAATATTCTACTCCTGATGGTGAAAAGCTTCCTAGTGTTACTACAATACTAGATGCTACTAAAAGTGAGGAATCAAAGCAAGCACTACATAATTGGCGTAAACGTGTAGGTGTTCAGAAAGCACAAGAAATCACAACAGAAGCCGCAGGTCGTGGAACACGAATGCATAAATGGTTAGAAAACTATATCAAAACAGGAGAAACAGGTGAGCCCGGAAGCAATCCGTATAGCTTGCAGAGCCATCAGATGGCCCAATCTATCATCAAACAAGGACTTAGCAAGTGTAATGAATATTGGGGAACAGAAGTACCTCTTTATTATCCTAAAATATATGCCGGAACAACTGATTTGGTTGGTGTACACGATGGTAGCCCTGCTATCATGGATCACAAACAATCTAACAAGTTAAAAAAACGTGAATGGATTGACGATTATTTCATTCAGTTAGCCGCATATGCCAATGCACATAATGAAGTACATGGAACTAATATCCGTAAGGGTGTTATTTTCATGTGTACACAGGACAATGTGTATCAGGAATTCATCATTGAGGGTGATGAATTTGATGGTTGGACCGAGAAATGGTTCAAACGAGTAGAACAATATTATATGAAGTTCTTGTAATGGTTTAAGATAAATAAGTGTATATCTTGAAGATTTACACTTATGGCCATTATACAAATTTCGAAAATTCAACAACGCTCTGGTAACTTAGTTGATTTACCACAGCTTGATGAGGCGCAGTTCGGTTGGGCGAATGATGCTAGACGACTTTTTATCGGTACTACTACCCCTAACCCAATTGAGAATGTTGAAGTACTAACATCTTATTCAAACATTAGCTTCAGTCAAGTAGAGGGTAGTGGAGGCAGTAATGTCAATATCACTACACCCATACAGCCCGGTCAAATACTAGGTTATGATGTTGATACTAATTCTTGGGTTAACACAGGTGGCAACACTGAAGATCCAGGTAATACAACATACTATACAGGGATACCCGTACATCTAGGTACTATTGCTAATGTTAAAATTGGTGGAGGTGCTACTGGTTATGTATTAGAGACTGACGGCACTGGTAACTTAAACTGGGCTAGTAAAGGTACACTACGTACTCCTATTATAGC